GACAGATGCCTTAAGATATGGATAGTCTCCCTCCTTATATCCCCACTCTTCTCCGCCGCTTGAGGTCCCTTTAAGTCTACCCGCCTTAGCCTCCATACCGCCGATAAGAGTTCGATTGCTTGGTATGGCATTACCAACAACATCAGGGCTAAGAAGATTTTTCATAATAAACCCGACTCCGAGAGGATTTGTAAATCCAAGAGTATTCATCAGCAAAGATGTCGCTGCTCTCTCAAGGCCAGAGTTCATATCACCTAAGAGAGATAGAAAGCTAACCGGTGACCCATACAGAGCTGCAAACACTGTCTCAAACTGAATTGATGTTAGAGATCTACTAAACGCATTAGCAGTTAGTGACTGTGCACCCAACCACCCAGCATCCTCTGGTGCCTCCGGAACTATTCCATCCTCACCTATTCCAAATATTCTAGCGAGATTAAATCTTGAGTAGTTGCTTTTAATGACATCACCGATTCTCAGCCTGATTAGTGGTGAAGCTCCTAAAACCTGGCTAAACGGTTGTTTAAATATTGACTTACCCTCATTTGCGCTAAGTGTGGATCCCCCTGTCCATGATGGGTATGCCATAGTTGTGAGCTTGTTAATCTTGAACCACATCTCATCAAAGTCTTCTTTAGATGTTGCAACTGCGTAGAAAGAGAAGCTAAGCGACCTTGTTGTCTCTTTGTATATCTTAACAGGTTCTATTCTTCCATACCCTCCAACTGATGTGAATTTAGGCGATATCCTATCAGTCAATCCGTCAAGAAATGCGTGAAATCCAACTATCTCATTTGTTCTAATATCGTGGAAGTAAAACGGAACATACTCTGCATCGAACTTGTTCTCAATCTGCTCTATTAGAGCAGTTGGTATTCTAGGAGCATTGGATATTCCAAACACATTCTCTTCAGAGTCAGCACCAGACCAGACATCTACATAAGTCTTCTCAATTAGCTGTGAGCCTAGCATTCCCTTTGCAGGGTTTGTGCCATACCCAAGAGTCCCCATCTCAAATGCAGCAAATATGACATTCTTTGGAATTGAGAATATTGACGGTGCTGTGCTTCCTCTCCATGCTAGAGACAAAGCTGTCTGTCCACTTTGAGATCTACTTTTTGAAACTCTTGTTCCAGCTCCATCTGGTAGAGAATCAACGCTCCATGTTGCTACATCTGGAGATACGCCGCCGTATCCGCCGCTGGCGGCGCCTTTTATCTTTCCACCATTTGACACAAGATACCTATCACCTATCTGTGCTGCAACATTAAGTATTCTCAATATTCCATTTCCAGCCATTATTTCAAATAAGTTCGACCACAAAGCTGTCGAGCTTGGAGTTGAGACATAGCTCTGAGCGTCCTCAGAGACAGTTGCACTAAAATCTGTAAATGCTCTAATTATCTTTCTACAAACTGCAAGCCAGAAACCAGGAGACTCCTGAACACCCTGATAACCAGCTGCATCCCTGCCTGGCTCTCCATCATCTGGCTTTGTGTCCTCAATATCCCTATTAAACATTACCAGAAAGCCCTGAACAACACAGTCACTATACTTATGCTCAGTCGGAACTAGAATGAGATTTCTAAATGCTTCAAACGTTGTTGTCCTGCCTATTATTCTTGCATGACCAGGAATATACGGACCCTTTGTGAGATCAAATGTCCCACTGTCTGTGACTACACTAAACGTCTCAAGAGCTATCTCAAGCATTGCTATAATTGCTGCAGCAGCGTGAGCTGTCATAATAGTGTGTGAACCACTATCAGAGAATGGTGTATCAGGAGTGTTCATAACCCCGTACGAGAACCCTCCCTCATAAGATATGGTTTCCCCCCTCCCTGCCCTTGGAGAGTCACCAGAGTCAGTCTCGGGCGCGCCGTATGCATCTCTCGCCCTAAGGTTATCAAAATCAATCTTATCTGTGTTTGGAACAGACTCCTCGCTAGCAGAGAACTCTCCAGGATCAATACTATTTCCCGGAGTGTCAGAGGAGTCCCACCCTGCTGCCTTTAACATCATAGATGCTGCGACTGTCTTTAGCTGATCGATGGCCATGGCATTTGCATCAGATCCGGTATTTTTAGGATTTCTAACATACTCTCCAAATAGATTTTGAGATGTTAAAGTGCCTGCTGATGTTGTGCTCGTGTCTGCTCCTTCGAACTCAGAAGCGAATTTCGAATCTGGATCGACAAAAGAGCTAAACCTATCGCCACCCACACCTCTAAACCTGCTGTTTGCAACAAGCATATTCTCAACTGCCTCTTCAATGACAGACTCTGTAGTGTTATCTTTTCCACGAAAGTTGTCTCGAACTTTGTTTGTGTTACTAAGATCCTCACCTGCTATCGTAGATAGCATTGTGTTACCATTCATCTCATACACTTCTTCATCAGGGACATCATCACCAAATGGAATCTCACCATATCCAGTCTTTAGGTCTGAGAGATTTAGTCCTTCGAGGTACCCACTTTGAGAATACGAAGACATCACACTTCCAAGCGTGCTCTTCTCTTTTTGGCCAAGAACTCCGTCTACAGCCTCTACGTAAGTTTTAACAACTCCATCATAGGATACATCAAGAGAGTCACCTCTATCTGACTGTACTGCAATGGTGTTGCCTCCCTCTAGGATAAATTGATTTCCCGGATGATCATGATTTGAAAGGTCTACAATATACTTTACAAAATCCCCAAGAAGGCCGCCAGGCTCCTCTGGACTTTGAAGTGAGAGTAACTCATCGCCCGTGCCAGGCTCTACCCCAAGGTCATCTCCATAATCAAGTCTGTCTGTTCGGCCGCTGTCCTCTGTGTCTGACACTAGTGAGATCATATTCGGAGCATTCGCACCATACTTTTGACTTAAAAAATCTTTTAATTTATTTCTTGACATCTTCAAAATCCGTAGGTGCTATAACTGGCTTTATGGCATCTGAGAGCTTTTCAACTCCCTCCTCTGTAGATCCCATATCAAGTATCTTATAATAAAAATCTTCTGCAGGAGATAGCATCTCTCTTATGCTTTTCTCAAGATTAGCCTTATCGCTTTCAGACATTCCCTCACTTAAGCTTTTAAATATTCTATCATTAAGTATTTTATCAGTTAGTGACAAGTAGTGCTCCTTACAATCATTGTGGCTCTAGCGCCAAAGTGTTTCCAGATGTTGAAGTTCTTCCCTTATAAGAGTCAACTATATAATCTGTTATTGGCTGACCTGCAAGATTAATAACTATGGGCCTGTCTGACATAGAGTCCTTTAGAAGCCCTACAGCCGTTGCAAGATCATTTATTGCTTTTGTATTTCTGCGAATATTAGCGCTTTGCTCGCGCCCTGAGCCCTCTGTTGCTCCAGACTCTGCTTCATATTCCTCTCGAAGCCTCTCAGTCCTAGACTTCTCTTCAGCTTTTGCTTCTGCTGCAGCAACATTAGCCTCATCAAGAGATCCCCTCACAATAGACCCTATGTCTGCTTCACCAGATAAAGCCTGAGTTAGCTCTTCGGGGCTAAGACTGTACTCTGCTGCGTACGCCTTTGCCCACTCACCATCAGCGCCACCCATGTCGTCCATGGTGACACCCATATCCTTATATGCCTGGAGCATAGTCGTGACAGCATCGCCCTGGAGAGCCTGAGCAGCACCGGCCTCATCTGCCTGAGTACTCATGATGGTATCCATCTTGTCCTTCCAGTCATCTCCTGTGAAACCTATAGATGCTGCAAGCTCTTTTAGTGCACTCTCTGTTAGCTTTCCGCCTCTCTGCTGCAAGAACCCTAGCTGTTTTGCAAGCTTCTGGCCCATACCATCTGTATCCTTCATAAGCTCTTTGAGCTCTTCATCTGACATGCTAGCAAATTTTGCCATCTCGCCTGAAGCTATCGCCATAGATTCGGGGATTCCGTCACCAAGCGCTTTGAGAAAACCATCTAGAGGGCCCTCTGTGATACCCTCAAATGATGATTTCATCTCTTTTGTCATAGTAAGAAGTGCCTCTGTGGTCTTTCCAATAGACTTAGGTGCCCTGTCTCTAAATGTTATATCCCAGGCGCTATCGCTTGAGTTGAGGAGGGCAGGAGGCCCCTTCAAGAGCTCTACTACCGCTGTAAACCCCTCTGTCATACTTGCGATAAGAGTCTCTACAGATGCTATAGCCTTTGGCATTGACTCGACGAAAGATTCCTGCATCGATACAGCTTGAGCCTGACCCGCTTCCAGAGCAGGTGCACCCAGTTCCATTCCTGCGCCGGCTTTTTTGGCTGTGAGCTGCTCAAGAGCTATCTTAGCCTCACGTAGAGGAGCTGTGAGACCCTCTTGAAAAAATGTCTGCATCTCTTTTGTAGAGAACTCCGTGAGATTAGCGAGAGATAGCATCTCATCTCCCATCTCTTCAAATAGCTTTTTAGTTCTCTCTGATGCATCCTCTGGTGCCATATCAGCAGTTGCCTGTGTGAGCTCCTCTAGCGACGTAAGAGCTCTCCCAGGGTCGAAAAGTCTCTCAACAGACTCTATGTCTTTAAGGCCTAGCTGGGATTTTATTAGTCTCTTCTCTGCAAGATTCATGTCGTCAACAGATTTTCCAGTCATTATGAACTGTTCACGCATCTTTCTAAGGAATCCCTCCTGATCTGTGTTAGCAAGCCTCATCATCTCCATAGAGTCAAGCTGAACTCCAAACACTGTAGTTAGTGCTGATATACTGTCAACTGCACCCTCGAACGACATGTACTTGTTGACCATTCCACCTAAGTCTTCATAGTCTATACCTAGCTCTGCCAGTGTTCCACTTATTCTTGCTGCCTCATCAACTGTGACATTTCCAAATCTCTCAGTGTCAGCAATTATGGCCTGCATACTCTTTCCAATCACCTTTGCAGATGATCCTACGATCTTTGCCACAGCCTTTGCAGATAGCGCAGCCTCAGCAAGCATGTCTGTCCCTGCCTTACCCGTAAGACTTATCTGCCTACTGACAAATGTTGAGGTCTCTTCTGCGTTTAATCCAAGAGCAAGCGAGACAGTTCTCATCTGCTTTATTGACTCTTCACCAGCTGATGACATTGCAAGCTCGGCCATTGACATGCCGTTTATTAGACCATCTTGAATAACCAGTTGATTAAACGTAGCCATAATCTCTTCGGTTGATCCGAGTGCTGCCTGAAGAGGGAATGTGGCTGTCCTGCCAGTTTCGCCAAAGGTTGCAAAGCTATACCCTGCTAGGTCAATCTCTTTTGCAACCTTTTGAAATGCTCCAGCCATCTGATTTCCGGCCACAATCGTGCCGTCTGTGCTATTCATAGCACCAAGAGTTATTCCTCCAAAATAATCCTGTATCTTTGAGTATGATCTCCTAAGAGAGCTCTCTGCGTTTTCTGCTATCAGCTTAAGAGCTGAGTCCCAGCCCTTTTTCACCTGCAAAATTGTTTGAGTCAATCCCCCTGCGACTTCACCAACAGTTGTTAAACCGTCTACTGCTTCTCCAGCTCCAGCGCCGATTGTTGGACCCAAATCACGGCCGGCCGATGCGGCGTTCCTAATCTCTTCCTCTGTAAAAGCAGCAACCTGGGCTGTTGATCCAAGGTCAGCTCTAAGCTGTTCTAATCGAGCTTTTGCATCATCTGAATTGGCAATGCCCCCCTTCGCAATCATCTCTTGATTTGCCTGTTGGCGCAGGAGATTATCGTTTATCTGCTTGTAGAGATTATTAATATCAGCTATTATTATTCTCTGCTGAGATAGCAGTTCGTTGTTATCATTGGCCATTGAATCTCACCCTTAGATATAACTATTCACAAGCAAAGGGTTCACTTAAACTTCTTAGGTGACGTGTTCTTTGGTGCTGTGGCCTCGTTGTGAATATTCTCCATCATCTGATTTATCGGAATCTCTCTGGGGCCTGACCTTTCTGTTGCACTTTTCCTATTCTCATTTGACGACTTGATCTCTTCTACAAGCCTATCAAGAAACCATCGCCTATATCGTATAGGCATTGATCTAGTGTCACTATAGGACATCTTTAGGTGATATTGAAGGAGAAATGACTCCTCGAGGAATCGCTCTTTATCTCTGCAGACTGGGCCAAAAAAAATTGGTTCCCATCGGGAGAGATATGCTTGAAGTTTCGCCGCAATTTAAACACTTCATCCATGTCGACATGTCAATCCCAGGCTCATGATCGTTGATATAGTTTCTTAAGTTTCTAGAGTCAAGAGCAGGCATACCTCTAACAAATTGTGATATCTTGTTTTTGTCAGCTATGCCATCAATAGACAATATTACCTGATCTAATCTTGATGTAACATTGTCTTCAATCTTTATTCCAGGAAAAGCCTTTCTCTTTCTCTCAAGAGTTTTAGTTCTATCCTGCTCATCTCCTCCTGTCATAAATTTAAAGTGAACCTCTTTCTTTGTCACAGGGAGTGTATATGAAAATACATTTTCACCTGGTGTTACTGGTTCGATATCTAGAGGCTTGATCTCAAGCTCTGAAAGATTGAAGTCATATGAGTTTCTTGATGCACACTCTGGACATGCAGCATTTGCAGAGTATCCTGCGCCATACCCTGTGATCCTTATAGAGACCATTAGAGCATTTCTATCTCCCAGGAGCATATCCTTTATGTTGATAGATTTATCAAGAACACACGATTCAATAAGATGACTTACTACAGTTCCCTCTTTTATAAGAGCCTGAGAAGATAATATGTCTTCTTCTCTTGCTGTCATAGCTTTAATCTTTATTGTTTTCCTATTATGAAGAGATGTGCCCTCTGGGTATACTTTTCCCTCTGATGGTACGGGTACCATCTCAACTGGAATCTCCCAGCCAAACTCATCTTTCATTACATTTTGCGTTGGTATTGAACCATGAATATTAGACAAATTCACTCCAAAACTCTATTATTAAAGATAATAGGTGTTGCAATTAATGTTAACAAAAATGGCAGGTGATGTAAACCACCTGCCAAATTAATATTAGTGTCTCTATATGTCAGTACTGTAGAACAGCGTTGTCATATCTTAGCGTCAAAGCTATCTCAACTGGAGCGCTATTGTCATCATAAGTGAGTTCATTAAAGTTAGCAGTTTTTATAAATGCTCCCTTTATATCCCAAAGCTCAACAACAGTTCCAATTGGATCTAGAAGTTTAATTTGTATGTCTCTCTTATAGAAATCTGCATATCCAGCTCTACCTGAGACTGACTCGTAGTGAGTTCTAATCCATTCCATCACCTGCTGTGATCCAGACGGTGCTATCGGATCGTATAGTGTTAAAGATAGATCTCCAAAAGTGAGTCTGCCAGCAACATACCGTTTAGCATTAATAAAAGGGATCTCCTTCTCATCAATAGTGATACTTGGTCTATTAGCTGTCTTCATCAAAAATGAGTCAACGCCTTCCAGCGCAAAAACCCATCTAAATTTTCTTTTGGGCTCGAATTTGTTTGGAAGCATGTCTGTGACTGAAAGTGTCGTAGCCATTTAAATTTCTCCTAAAATTAAATATACTGCTGGTGAATTTTTTATCTTAAGCATTTGCAAATCCATCACCAGCATTAGTGACAACGAAGTCAAGAGCAACAAACTCTGCTGTTCTTGTAGGCTGTATGAATATCTTTCCACGTAGCGTGTTATTCTCTACATCTGTCTGTGTTGTTGTCGTAGCATCAATTATAACTTTGTACCTATCAACACCGCTTCTCTCTTGAATTGTCTGAAGTATTGGCTGAACAAGGGACGTAAACTTATCTAGAGTTTCTTGCCTGTTTGGTTCAAATAGCATTTGCCTTGAAACATCTCTTACCCTTCTTCTAATGTATATTAGAAGCCTTCTAACATTGACCCTATCAAGTGCTGATGCGTTAGAGAGAAGAGTTTTCTGACCCCAGACCATGATTCCAGCTCCCGGGACAGGCTCTGTGATAGGATTGATGTCAGCGTCATATATGTCATCAAGATTTTGCTTGTTAAACATCAGAGATGTTTGCTGAACACTTGAAAGTGATCCTCTAGAGAAACCTGCCGGTGCAAACCAGGGATATCCAATGGCATCATTCTGTGCAAAGGCCCCTAGAACAACTGTTGATGGAGGTACTCTTACATTTGTAAGATTTGTTGGCTCCTGAATGACGACATCTGGAAAGTATGCTGCCGCGAATGAAGTATTTAAAGCCCTTCCAAGGAATGCATTGACTGTGTTTGTTACGTTAACGTTTGCACCCACAGAAGATGTAACAACTGAGTCTAGCTCATCTCTCTCCTCTATGTCCATAATATACATTGAGTCAAATCTACTCTCAACTGAATCCATCGCATAGTTTGTAACAGATGTGTGTCTTAATCCGGGAATTGCAAGAAGGTTGATTTCAACCTCTGACTTTGTCCCCATTATGTCAACTGCTTTCCTGTATGCTGAAACTGTAGGACCGGAAGTTCCTCCCTGATTTGTTACATCATCCATCTCTCTCTTTGCGGAAGCATTAAGAAGTCTTGACTTATCTTTATTTAAGATATCTAGACCGTTAAATCCGCCCTGAGCTATTGTTGTGAACGATAGATACGCCCTATTTCCCTGCGCCTTTAAGTCATCCACTTTGAATGCTCTAGTTTTTGCAGTTTCATCGGCTGTTATTGATCCCTTCCTTACATAAGATGCTGATGCCCAATGATCTATATCTGCAACAGTTACTCCTCCGTACATGACAGATCCCGTTCTAACTTTTACCCTCTCAAGAGAGAAAATATTGTTATTAAACGTATCACAATCTAGAACTGTCCCCTGAGAGTCTGCAGTTCCTTCATTATTTCCAACTGAGAAGTTGAAGCTTGTTGGGTGAAAACCTGGGAAGAATTTTGCTAAGCTGACTATTGTGGGATCATTTGGTTTAAGCGCATTGGGTGTCGCTAGACTTGTAATTGTCTCAAACTGAACGCCCCAGCCGAGGCCAGCTCTTGACTTTTTGTTAATTCCTTCACCCACCGCAACATTTCTTCTAAACGTAACAGGTGGTTGCACAGCTCTCTTTAAGATATCAGTTGTTAAACCAGGCTGGAGATAATTAATTTTCTCTCCTCCGTCGGTATAATAATATCCTGTTGTTGGGCTTGTTAGGGGATTTGTACCCGATGTGACAAGGTGGCTAAGACCTCTAAACCCTACCGGGAGAGCTGTGTTTGGAACGTTTCCATTCTTTAATTGATCTCCAAGCTCAACTCTAACATAATTTGACCTTACAGGAAAGTCTCCTGCAAGAACAAGTTTTTGCGCTGAAGATGCCTGATCAAAATCAAAGTATGCCCTTTGATCACCTATCATTCTTCCAATATACCTATCACTTCCTGGATCAAGAGACAATCCGTTATAAGTCTCTAGAGGCGTCTTTTCATAGTCATTATCATTAAAGTCCCTAACTGTTAAAGAGAATGTTCCATAACCGTCATCTGTTGATGCTGGTTTTAGATTTGATATAGTGATCTTAAATAGTGTATTTGCATACGCTCCGTCATCAACAGAGTGGACCCTAAACAAATTGTATGCTGATGCACCGTACACCTGTGATGTGAAGTATGGAGTAGCTGGTGTTTTAAACCTCTCTCTGAAATTTTCATAGTTAGGAACATACGTGTCAGATGAGTCTCTAGATATAGACGATGTTGTAATAAACGCGACAGGTTCAAACGTAGAGACTGTTCCTCCGTCTTTTCCTGCTGTGAAGTTTAATGATGCACTTAAAATTCCAGAGCCAGTTACGACTGCAAGGCTTGTATCTATATTATAATGTGAATAGAGAAGGTGGCCTGCCTCTTGAATCTTAAGTGGATCAGTATTAAGCACGTGACTAAAGTATTGGCCGCTTGTTGTCTCGAACGAACAAGTTAGAACATTAGGGAATTCCCCTGTTGACTTATGACCATTTAGAAGTAGAACAAACTGCTGAGTTGCAAGATCAACTGATCCTGTCAGGCCACCCTTTGCATTGGCAACAGTTAGCATTGCTGTAGTTGTACTACTTGGGCTCTCACTTCCCTTTGCCACAAAGTTTCCAGATAGTGTTGGAATAACACCAGATGGTGCCATCAAAACACCTCTAATAATCGGAACTGCTCCACTAATGTTGAGTGTAATTCCAGCTTCACTAAATATTGTGCTTCCTGCAGACTCAGACATAAAGCATCCAAGGAAGTGTGTTCTTCCGAGTGGACCTCCGCCTACTGTTCCATAAGGATTAGTTCCAATAAGCCCATTATCTTTTACCTGCTGGTTTCCAACAACAAATCCAGACCATGTGACCTGTCCAGTTGTAGAGCTTCTCTGCTTTCCATCTCCAATGCCTAGAGCTCTAACGTAAGTTAAAGCCTGAGCATTCTTAAGAAACTGATTGACTGCAAGAGGTCCAAATTTTGAACCATCTGCACTTCCAAATGCTGCAACAAAAGATTGATAATTTCCAACTGTTATAGGGACAAACGCTGGTCCCCTATCTGCAGTTCCAATTACGCCTGCTGGTGTCCCTGTGGGAGTTACAGCCCTGGGCTGAGACAGGTCAATCTCATTTGTGTAAACGCCTGCGCTACTATAGGTTATTTCAGCCATTTATTAATAATCTCCAATTCACGTTTATAACTATTCTCTATTCAAAGCTAACGCCAGCATTTGTTATTATAAAGTCTATTGCTACGAATTCAACTGCACGAGTTGGAACAACTACGATTCTTCCATTTAAGACATTATTTTCAATATCTTCCTGCGTGTTATTGCTTGAATCCATAACTACTTTAAATTGATCAACGCCTTGTTGAGCCTGAACTGTGGCAAGAAGAGGTGTCACTTGAGATACAAATCTTGATCTAGTTTGAGGCGTGTTTTGCTCAAATACTATTTTGTTTGCGACGTTTGAAATAAGTCGCTTAATCTCGAGAAGCATTCTTCTAACATTAACTCTATCTAGAGCACTTCTAGATAGCTGTAGCGTTTTTTGTCCAAATATTACAAATCCCGCTCTAGGGAATGTTGCTATCGGATTTATTCTTGCCTCATAAAGATTATCTCTATCTGCCTGATTAAGCCTTACCTTGACATTTGTAACAAAGTCTAGAGCAGCTCTATTAAATCCTGCAGGTGCAAACCATGGATATGCAACACTATCATTATATGCTAAAGCTCCAATAACTGCAATAGATGATGGAACTTGAACCCTTTCATTATTAATCGGATCCTCTATTGTAACATCAGGAAAATATGTTGCAGAGTAATTATTATCTACTGCCCTGGAGTCAAACTGTTCATAAGTTTGACCGACATCAATAGAGGGATCTCCGCTATCACCAAAGAGCCTTACACCGCTTGCATCATATGATGGTATATCAACTACATAGAATCCCTTGGAGTAAACAGAGAGCTTATCGAATACAAAGTCTGTAACAGCTGAGTCCCTTATTCCTGGTATTGTTATGACATTTACTCTGGATACCATTGGGTCTGTTATAATTGTTGCGCCTATTCTATATGATGCAACATTTGAATTTAACTTTCCGCTTCCGAAATCGTTGCCAGTAGCAGTAGTGATATTAAGGCCAATATCAGGTTGAGAATTTGCTGCGATCCCGCCTGTATCTGAAGACGTTGACCTGTCATTCATCCTGGCCATGTCTTTGTTTAGAATGTTGACACCGTCAAATCCACCGTACATTAAGTTTGTGAATTTTGCATAAGTAGAGAATCTATTAAAATAAACAGATGATGTCAATGCAGCGAGTGAAGCAAATGTCATTCTTGATCCACCGCTTTCAGGATCTACAACTGTGTAGTTAGATGCATTCGGATCAGCATCTCTAATATAAGCAGTATCTAGCACATGCTCTTTCGCAGATCCCGTCAAATTTGTATTTGCAGTCTTGTCTAAGCTTGGGTTTCCAGATGAGTCGTTTGCAATATAGTTTGGAAGAGCAACTCTTGCAAGAGTGAACTTATTATCATTAAACTGATCTGCTCCGGCTCCTGTTACAGCCTGATCAAGCTTTTGGATACCAAGTAATTTTGTGTATGACCTGATAAGGGGATTTATCTCAGAAGACACATTTGAGTTAAGCACTGCATTTGAAAGAGACGCGGTCCTTGGAAGTCTTGTAAATTTACATCCCCAATAGTATCTTCCATCAACTCGCTCGTCATCACCACTGTGACCTCTAAATCCTCCAGCTGTACTTACATCGCCTCTTGTCACTTTGAATCTTAGCGGAAGAGGCGGAACTATAGACCCAGTAAGTCTTGCTGCAGCATTCTTAAAGAGTGGTGGCCATAGCTCACGCATAGGTCCTGCGCCAGCACCCTCAGCTGATCCTGATACTAGCGTTAACCTTCTTGCTGGGCCAGAAGTCCCCTCTGTAGATCTATCAGCTGAAGATCCAGTTGTGTGATCTGTAAGTGTGTCATTTGTCTTAAGTGATGGGAATCCTCTAAACCCAAACGGTAATGCGTCTTTCGGGGCATCTCCACTTTCAACAGAGTTATTCATAATAATTCTTATCTTAGAAGAGACATTAGGATATTTTCCTGATACCATCATTCTTCTTTCTGACACCTGCTCTGCATCGAAGTTAAAGTATGCCTTGTAGTCGCCTATCTTCTTTGCAACGTAGTCATCGTCAAGTGGGTTTAGAGTACACTGAGAGTATTGCTCCACGACCTGTATGTTTGTATCTGTGTCATCAAAATTTCTAACCTGGACTGTGAATGTTCCATATAAATCTGTTGGACTTGTTGACTTCTTGACATCTCTAATTGATATCTTATATTTCTGATTTGCAACAGCACCATCAGATATACACTCAAAGTGGAAGAGATCAAACTCTTTTCTTCCATATGGCTGTGATATAAATGCTGATGTTCTTGCTGCACTATATCTTGTATCAAACCTTCCGAAAGCATCAAGGAAAGATATACTTGAGACACCAGATGATTGAGATGAATTTGACGATCCAGAGACAAGAGCAATAGGAGGACAATCTCCTGGCCCAGTATCAACAGAAGCCAGCTCGTTCTCAACAGGAAAGTCTGCATATAGAAGATGTTGTTCAACTCCAAATCTCTCTGGGTCTGTATTGAGAATATTCCCAATGTATGCATCAGAGACTGGATTAAGTGATGCCGTGTATATTCTAATACCAGCGAATCCGTCGCCAGTTGAGAAAGCAGATCCAGCAGACGATGAAAGAACTAGCTTAAATAATCCATCGCTATTTGGCTTAGCAAGATCTGACTGAATAGATGCTGTTAGTGCATAGCTAGCTGTTGCATAGTCAAGTATTTCAAATCTTGATCCAGTTGATGTAAATAACATTCCCCTTACAAGAAACACATTGTCATCTAGTGTATTATTTAGATCATAGCTTCTGTTATCTCTAAATATCGGATACCCGTATCTCTCCTGTGATGATGACACAACGTGTCTTGCAACTATAAACTGAGTGCACCCTTTATATCTTCCAAAAGAGCTGGGTGTTTCAGTTGCTTCTGTTCCTATTACTTTAAAACCTGCTGACTTAACGATTCCGCCAGAGCGAGTATTTGCAATGTCTGTAGCTGTTTCATTTGCTCCTGCACCCAATACTCTAACATAAGTAAGCGCAGTCTGGTGCTTTAAAAATTCTCTAACTGCATAGGGACCAAAATATTTTGAATCTAGTGTACCAAATCTTCTCTCGAAATCAGCAAATGATCCGACTGTTACGGGTACAAATGCTGGACCCATCCTAGCTGTTCCTACGACACCCGCTGGTACTCCAATAATCTCTGTCTCTCTTTGTGAGAGATCGATTTCATTCTCAAAAAAACCGGGTGATTTAAATGTCTGTTCGGCCATTTAATGAATCTCCTGTTACGACTTTCTACAGTTATAACTATCGCTTAATTACTCAAATATCACAAATCACTATTAATCGCTAATAGTGTCCAAAGTTGTCTCTAAATTGACTGTTACCCTAGAGCTAGCCACTGTCTCTCCAGATCTTTGATTTCTTGTTATAACTCTAACAAGTCTCGTAGTTTTCTCACCTGTAAACGGATCAATAACTGTATCAACCAATCTTTCGCTTCCCTGTCCTCGCATACCGCTAGTTTCACCATCTACTTCTAGATTTTCAACATCAGATAGTATGAAATTATTTGGATTTCCGTCACCATCAGGTGATTTGTCTTTTTTTACAACTTGTGTACTCGACTGGATATATCCAAACTCAACCTGAGGAGCAGAGTAGAATTTTCTTATTGGTGAGGGCATTCCTGGATTATCTGTTCCTAGCAAAAATCCCGGTACATCTATGCTGAAGGTATATTTTATCACTCTCTCTTCTTGTGAGAAATCTGTAAAGTTATCAGCATTTGCAAAAGGAGATTTTATATATCCTACATACTTGTACCCTGACTTAGACTCTATTTCAAACCCGTAATTTTGTCCGTCATATTGCGACATCATTGTTTCAACAATCTGATTCATTTGAGTCATATACTGCGTCCAAAATGTCACTTCGTATGTTGCTGTTAAAAACTTGGGGTAAGGCAAAGTAATTATTTCAAATATATTATCTCCAATATCATCTCTAAGAAACGTCCCAGCAGGATCGTCAAGAAGTGTTAAATTCATTCCGTTTCTTCTAGTGGCTAGTCTTCCAGGATGCGCTACATTTCCTGGAAATACATCATTTTTTAAAAAATTTGCCCTTGAGGCAGCATTGTACTGATTCTTTAGGCCTAGCTTATTAACTATCTTCTGATAGTTTCTATCTCTTTTGTCAAGTCTTTTTCTTATTGTATAATTTTGCTGATTTCTAAAAGATATGGGAGTTCCGTATCCGCTTTGTCCTGGAGATGTATCAATATTTTTTCTGTGTATTGAAATTATCGGAAGTATTAGCGCATTATTTCTATCTCTAATAGGCGACTTTCTTCTAGTTAGTGCAAATCTTTCACCAGTAGAGAATACAACTGGCACTTTTGTTGATTGCTCTTTTATCTTAACTTGAAATGCAAGCCTTTTATCAAAGAGCTCAAATAGAGCTCTATCCATCTGCTCTATTCCAGCTGGAGATATTGAAAAATCATCTGGGACGATTCCCTCGTATCCCGAATCTATCTTTCTAGCCATCACGTATCATCCCCGTAAAATGCAGATCCTACGCCTTCCGGATCACCCTTTTGTGAAACTTGATCTGGACCTGTTATAGGCTCTGTAAGAACTCCATTTTTTTGAAGTGCCCTTATGTCGCCCGTCTCTCCTTGTTCGTTTCTCGAAAATCCTCTCTGTTGAACAAAAGTATCTTGAACTGCATCTTTATCACTGTACTGTTCGTCAGTGGGGCCAAACGTATGAGATTTGAACTGTCCGAGACGTGCCTGTTTTCCAGTTATAGTCATAAAACCCTTATGCTCAACTTGACCATAAATAGTATTTGAATCAGGCGCAGTTATAACTTCAAAAAATACCTCGCCATAGCTAAAAAAATCTCCTTCTAGAATTTGAATGCCTTTATCAAGCATGTCTCTCTCTTGCACATACACTTCAATAGTGTAGTATTCCTCGCTTCCAAATGTATTTGCTCTAATCTCTTGGGGTGCATATTTGACAAGTGCATCTATTTCAATTGGATTGTCAAATATCTTATGAGAGGATTCTTCGTAGATGTCATGAATTTTTGATTTTATTTCTGATATTGGGAAATAATATATTTTTTGACCAATAACGTCTTTAACAACTTCCTTTGCTATGTCATTTATAAAATTTATCTCTCTCGGTGTTATAAAAATTCTTGCCATAATTTATCCCATAAAGATTGCTAAGCCATTTGGCATTGGAACGTATTTAAGTTGCTTATTTATAAACTCAGCTCTTGTTGCTGCAGTCTCCATAAGCTTATCATATGTCATAGTCTCTAGCATCTCCTTAAGCTGAGTTTTTAGATTTGTCTGATCTTCTCTTCCTTGAGTAACAAGATCTGTGCCGTTTAATGTAAGATCTGATCCTGGGATTGGTATGTTTCCAAATTTTGATCTAATTCTACCAAGCAGCTCGGTAGACACAGCAGTTGTATACTGCCTTATCCATTGTCTTCCAATGCTGTTTATATTATTGTATTCTAAATTTCCAAACGGAATATCAGATAAATTTGATACTCCCTTTATTGTATCATCTTGAAATGACGGACTAAGAGGGTTTGGAAAAAATTTAACCCTCATAAAAAGTTTTTGAGGATTATCTTGCGTTGGTTTTGGGTATATTCTTACTTTTGTTCCTACAACTTTGTATGAGTAGTTTGATCTTCTAACTCTATTTGATAGATCTAACTGTCCTGCCCTAAGAATATCTTCAAAAACAGGCAAAACATAAAATATAGTCTCTGGTGTAAAAGATTCAAATGAAAATTCATTATTTAGATAATTTATTGCAGATGTAGTATCAAAAAATCTATATGCTGCTTGCGGATTAAAGTGAAAAATCTCGCTTATTTGTAACTTTGTCCTTAAGGGATTTAAACTTGAAGAGAATATAAGATTCTCGCTTGCATCTTTAAGAGAGCTGTAAATATCATAATCTTGCTGGCCTTGCTTTAGTTGAATAGAGCCAGACATCATGTTATAAGATCCTCCAACTCCAGCATTTTCAGCATACGGCTCAGCAAATCTTGTAAGATACTCAAGATTTTCCCTTGGGTACATTCCCTCTGATCCAGACATTGCGCCATCAGACCCTGTGGTTGATTGCCCTAAGAATTGAGATAGCTGCGATTTTGCCTGATATTGATTTAATATCGAGCTAAACTCTAGAGTTGCCTCTTCTAAAGATGACCATATCTGCTTCTTTGTTAATTCAACACTTAGAACATCATCGCCTAGCTTTCTTTTAACAAATGTAACAATATTATTAGCCTCTGTTTGGAAATTTGACTCTGAGTCGAAAAATCCATACGGAGTAGGATTTGTAGTATTTGAAAATGTTGCCACGAATCAATCTCCTGACGTATTGAACACTCTTGCTCTAATGATAAATATTAAGCAATACGACAAGATTTAAATTAGATTATTGAATTAGATATCTATATCTCTTTGTGGCAAATTATATCAGCGTGTTTTAATTCAATAAGTTATAAAATATTTTTTTTCAAATTCCGCCAATAACAGTGATAGCTATTAGCCCTGGGATTCTCTCTTTAATATAAACGCCAGTGAAAAGAGTGTCAGTTCTTCCCCCTAGATATGAAAATGAAGCCTCTAGCTTTTTACTAACAGACGGATCTGAAGCCATAGCAGAAGTTGCAATAAGAAGCATAACTCCTGCTTTTGATCTACCTGGTGGAGCGGGACATGGTGATGACCTAATACAACCCTGATATAAAATAGATCCCAAGTCTTGCTTTGTAACATCTCTGGCAACTGTGCTTCCTACTACCATTCTGCCTGGTGTTGATAAGCATCTCTCAAGATCTTTAGAGTCAAATGATTGAATTGGAGAATTTTCTGATGCTAGCTTAAAAACATTCCATAGAAGTTTTGCAAAATTCTTATTTGCTGTCGGGTATAGATTTAAAATTCCAACCTTTCCCCTTAGAAGCTTGAGCTGTCTCTCATTGTCTAAAAGTATGTGCGGAGTAAGCCTTACATCATCGTGCAAAGACTCAAAATTTGCTGATATGGTGGGATTCAGAAGCTCCTGGGATGATGGCTTTGTAATAATATATACAATATCACCGTTACCCCCTACAGACTTAAGATGACGGACCAGGGTATCGTTAAGTATCTTACACGCGCTGCCCGTGCCGCCTCCACCGCCAGCTAGAACAAATATCCAGTCAACCTTTCCGATTCTTGTTCTAAGCATATCCTCTACCATAGCACTGTTGTCTATGAGGACTCTTTTTCCGAGCGTTATATCCTTCCCTACACCATCAGCTCCTGGCAGAAGTAGAAAGTGCTCAGATGACACACCCTCAGGTTGATCCTTCACTGTGGTGTTTATAAGGACTGTCTTTGTAAATCCAAGATCAAGAAATGCCTTTGCCATCTTTCCACCGCCGCCGCCAACACCAATAAATGCACAATTAATTGCACTTCTAGCTCTATTGTCTGGAAGCATCTGTGCATCAACTGCTGCCGGTGAATCATCGTATGCCTCAACAAAGTCAAAATCATCAAAGCTATCTTCATCTTCATCAACTATTGTATTTTCTGTCTGGGAGCTTAAAGCAACCTCTACAACAGCCTGAATCTCAGGCTGAACAGGCTCTGATTGAGGCTGCTCTTCTTTTTGAGACTGCTGTTGTGAAGCAAGTTTTTCTCTAACAGCAGCCTTTAGAGTCTCTTGCGCTGCTTCTTTATAAAAATCATCTGCCATTTTCTTACTAGCTCCTGTTTTCTTAGTGTCTGTATAAAAAAAAGATCTTCTAACTGTGCTTGGCATTAAAAGTACCCATCATTATAATAAATATTACGAACACATGTAAATAGAAACGGGGCGCCCTTTTTAAGGCGCCCCGAATAATTGCTATTATATCTAAAAGATATTTGTCAACCTATAAAATATTAACCAATAATAGGTTGTCCAGCTACAGCTGTAGCAGAGGACTGAGTTGCGCCACCCGATCGACCAATAAGAGCCCATCCAGAGGCTGTCCACACCATTGTGACATTTTCACCTGCGTTTGTCAAAGTAGCAACAGACCAGCCACCACACGTCGAGGCTGGTGTTATTGATGTAGCATTGGTCGCGTGAAGCTCAACAAAGTATTTCATCTGGCCTTCGGTGGATCCATCAGCGAGTGTAACTGCCATTGTGTCTCCGTCCGACGTTGTCAGTGTTACTGGAACTGTGACGCTAGCAGCTCCAGCTGCAGTCACTGACTCTGCGGTTAAAACCAAATTGTTAAAAGTTGCGCTAGATTTAACCACTAGCCCTGAGCCGCCCTCTTGGACGAGCCCTCTTGAATTATCAATTGTTACTTTTGGCATAATCTTTCTCCTTTTGTCCGCAAGATTCCGATTCGCCGGCGGGGTCGGCTGATTATATGAATCGGGCCTACCAATATATAGGCAGCAAAATGACACTTATAACTGTGACAAACAAAAAAGGGGCGGCCAGTTAAGGCCGCCCCAGTTTATATCAACAACCCTTAGGGTTAGATGACGTTAAGATCCATGACCGTAACTGTACCGTAGAAGTCAGAACGAACCATCTTCTTTCCGTATCGAGTCATCACGCCCTTACGAGGCGTGAAGTCTTCGGGAGCGAAGATTGTTGGTGTGACGATAAGTGGTACGTACGGAGCGTAGACGTAACCTGTCTCAAGATAGCTACCACCCTTGTAACCGACGAGGATCTTGTTCCTTGGGAAGTAAGGATCCTTGTAGACTGTGAAGCGATTGCTAAGAGAACCGATTGGAGCTGCACCGAGTGAGAACGGCTGACCAACCTGTCCCTGACCATCAAGGCTATAATTTGGCTTATAGAGCACAGATGCCTCAAAGATTGTAGCGACATCAGGTGAAGTTACAACGAAGTTAGCAGAGCCGCGAAGGGTCTTTCTGTGAATCTCATTAGCAACATCGATGATTGTCTCAACAAGCGTCTCATACCACTCGCGGACCGTACCTGTGAAGGTTGGGCCAGCTGCAAGTGAAGAAGCCTTATTCTGAGCTGTACCATTCGTCTTATTAACGAACTTACCAGGCATTCTTGACCAGTAGTAGTTAGCACCGTTAGCCTCTGTGAGAAGGTCAGAGAGAATCTCTCTATCGATCTCAAGTGCAATCTGCTCAGAGAGGATCTGAGTGAGCTCAACCTCAGCGTCGAGGCTGTGGTAAGCGTTAAGATCCTGTGCGAGCTCTGGTGACCAGCGAGCGCGGAGCTTACGTGTCTGAGCTGTTACAGCGATTGACTCGATCTTGATATCGATCTCTGGGATGACAATTGATGGAGAAGTTGCGAAATCAGACTCAAAGGTTGGAATGGTAAGAGTATCACCATCACTACCTACATTAAGAGTCGCACCGACAACATAAGATCCCGTGACGTTATTGTCTGCAGCAGCAGCACGTGTATCAATACCTGTTCCACCAAGCATTAGTGGATACGTACCAGTAACAACAGTTAGAAGAGCTGCATTTGCAGTATTTTGCGTAACAAGTGGATTAGGTGTAAACTTGCTGTTGACAAACGTTCCAAGCTGGTTGAGACGCCTAACATTAAGTAGTCCCTTACCGCCCTGAAGATCTTTTCCTGCCTTGTTGTTAGCGCCAACACCGATCTCCTGAAGTCCTGGACTTGAGGAAGCAAGTGGGCTAGAGCCGCCAGAAGCACCCTGCGTATAGAGACCAATCTCTCTAACTGCTGTTAGATCCATGTCAGAGGGCATATTTGTAACATCCCAAAACATAAACTGAAAACGACCAGTTCCACTTCTTCCAGGATCATCCTCAATTAGAGTGGTGATCTGTGGGTCAAACTGTAGAAGTTTTCCGTCTGTGCCTGTTGCGTGACATAGAGCTGTGACACCTGTCTGAAGAGTTTGTTCAGATCCTAAGAAGGATCCAGATCCAAGTAGCTGCCAGGTTGTGCCAGCTGCTGTTGAGTGAACTCTCGTGTATCCTGCGCCAACAAGGTCATACTGACCACCGATTGCTAGAGAACCCGAGCGAATGCCCTTACCAGTTGGAAGGTTGTAGATTGAACTCCCCTGAGAATACTGCTCAGAGTCAAGCGATCCAGCTGCACCTGTTGATGTGCTAGCATCACCACCGACATTTGATCCATATGTGTAATCAAGGTAGAAGAGAAGTCCAGATGGAAGACTCATTGGCTGAATTGAAACTAGCTCATTGGCTATTAATCCGCCGAAAACCCTGCGAACGATTGGGAATGCGATGTTTGTGAAACCACGGATGTCACCAGATGATGTTCCGCTTGCTCCTCCTGTTGAGATGCTGTTCTGCTCTCGAAGTAGCTGTGCAGCCTGATTCTCAAGAAGACGAGACATTGTCTCTCTCTTCTGATCATTGAGACCGCGAAGAAGACCTGTTCTGGTCCACTTCTCGACTAGCCTACGTCCTTCGGCGCCCACGTTACGATCGCGGATTCCCTCAGTAAGCTGATTTAGTGTAAATGACTTAGCCATGTGTTTACTCCTTTAATGTATTTACATGTGCAGTTGAATTATTTGATTCCAGCAAGAACTGCCCATCGATTAACCTCATCAGTAGCTTTTCCAGAAGAGCTTCTTCTGGTCGTTCTAGAGGATGATCCAAGTGCGCGCCTTGTTCTAGATTCGCTTAGCCTTTCATTACCTGTCGAAGCAGACTGTGTAAGACTCTTATAAAGTAGCTTCACCTCTCTAAGACTCTTTGCATTATCAATTGACTCAACTATTGACTTTTTCTGGCCAGTAGTCACATCCTTGTTCTGCATGAGCTTATTAACATAAAGCAATTTTGCATTAAACAGATTAAGATCTGTTAGTTGCTCACGAAGTGTTTCAACTGCACTTCTGTATTCTTTGAGCTTTTTAGAGAGAGATCGATTCTTGCGCCTCTCATTTTTCACGGTCTCAGAAAGTTTATTAAGCGTAACCTTTAGCGGGTCACCACTTGCCTTTCCACCACCGAATGAACCTACGACACCTGACTTTCCGCCTCCAGTGCCTCCATATGCGCCCTTAAGTCCGGCCTTGCTGTTGCCTTTTCCGCCCCAGCTTGCCTCTTTGGCGTCCTTAATTCCTTTAAGCTTTGCTAGCTCTTTTGCTTCTGAGATTTGCTTTCTCAATCTCGCTAGCTCTGTTGCTAAAACTCTTTCATCGATATCGATAACTTCATCAAGAGCAGTGGCATCGATGTCTTCTTCAGCAGAGATCTCTTCATCGCCAACAACTTCCTCTTCATCGACTTCAATGTCAACGTCAAGCTCATCTGGCTCAAGATCTCGCTCTACAGTGATAGATGCACGAGAAAGAGCATCGATAATATCATCTGTGAGTTCGACATCATCACCGAGATTAATCTCGAGAACGTCTTCGTTTAAAAGGCCTAAAGATCTAAGCATTTCACTTAGCTCTTGCTTTTCATCATCTGAGTCAGCCTCAAACATTTCATCTTCTGAAAATGAAACATCTTCTTCCATGTCTTCATCGCCGATCATCTCTGATAAAGCGTTAAGATCAACTTCATACAAAATATCTCCACTTTTATTTTTTGACATCCCAGCGTTCTCCTGTTTGACACCTATATCATTATTTATTACTGAATTTTCAAAAAGATCAACATTTTCTTTAAGTTTATTTGCAACATTCAGCAAATCTGACCTTTGAGTCTCATTTAGTGATCCTATTGAGCTAATCATTGCATCTTTTATAGCAGGCTTTGAGTTTTTGGAAATGTTTGAAGATCCAAAAACACTAAGCAATTTCTCAAGTGCAGCCTCATCAAGTACAACTGATTCGTTATTTTTGTAATCTGACTTAAGAAAGGACTCAGCAATAACACTTTCAAAAACATCATCGTCGTCTTCGGCTGTGCTTTTCCCACCTATTAGTTGCTCTTCAATGAATTCCCTAATTCTAGGAGTCACAGCTTCAATTATAGCATTTTTTGCATTTTGCTCAGCAGTTGCTCTGAGCATTTTTGCATCAGCTATTGCTTCATCATATATTGTCTTTGACATTACTCGACCTCATAAGATTAATTATTAGGTAAAAGATTAAAATTCACTCTCTTTATCAATCTCGTCTATTCTATTGAGAATTTTTAAAATCTTAATTTTTTGACGAATCATTGATCTCTCATCTGGAGACATTCCTACTATGTCTATAAATCTTAAAATTTCAGGATCGTCGTCTTCCATTGGCAATGGCATAGGAGCCCTTGAAGACCCGTATTGAGTTCCTGTTCGCTTGAAGTTTCCAGTTGTTCTAAATGCTTGATTAGCGCCGCCAGAACCTAGTGGAGGACCAGAGAATCCTCCGGGATAAAGAGTCTTATTGCTAAACGGTACCATTCCCTTCCTAGCAGTTGGTAACATCTCTGTCAAAGCCAAAGCTGCAGGAGCTGAACTGTTTCCTGACTGTCCGAGAGATGATCTATCAGCTCTTGGCCAAAATGCGGGATCAGCAACTATTGTTTTTCCATTTATTTTATTTATAAAAGCATCCATCTCTGAATCTTCATCAAATCCAAAGTCTTCATCAAAGTCTATATCAACGTCATTCTCGTTTGGCTCTACGTATATTCCCGTCTTTGATGACCCCATTGCTGTCATTGACCCTACACCGGTTCCAAAGCTTGGAATTTTTTGCGACTTTCCATAGCCGTGACCTTTTCTTTGGTCTGCATTTGCTGATGCGGGATTATAGTAGAGTTTTGTCAATTATCAGGTTCCGTCTGACCCAGCATATGATCTACCTGAAATATAGGATCCCAACGTCTGCTTTTCTATCTCAGCACTAGTTACGCTAGGTGAAGTGGTTCCCCCGAGACCAGATCCGAACTCCGGAGAGCTTTCCGGAATCACTCCTGTAAAAGGTGCTTGATCGCCGGCAAAAGTACTTCCTGGTCCGGGTGATGTTGGATTTGGAACATAGGGAGTTGCTGGAAGACCGCCGCCGCCGGTCACAACATCTTCTAGATTTGGAGGATCATTTTCTGAAAAATCCCTATTAAAACTGTTTAATCCAAAGCCACTCGTAACAACTCCGTCAAGAGCATCGCCTTGAAAAGTAAACTTTCTCTCATCGTCTGTAAGATCGCCTGTATATATTGGAGAAGCACCAAACATTGCTTGCAGATTTATCTCATTTCTAGATCCAAGCGGACTTTCTGATGGTGGTGGTACCTCTACAATTGTTTGTGGTTGTTCAGCCATTTAAATTCTCCTCCTTAAATATTTTTAAGTATTTGTTTCTTTAATGCCATTCTAGCTTTAGCGATGCCTCTTGCTCTTTTCCTAAGCCTGGCCTCTTTTATTCCTAGTTTTTTAATAAAGTCAATTTGATTAACAAGATTATCACCGCCAGACCACGCATCTTCAACTGTTTTAGTGGTGGTAGTGTCTTTTAGATTTTTCTTTTCTTCATTTATAATTTCTCTAAGTCTGCTGACTGTAAGTTTTTGACTCATTTAAAGCCTCCTTGTCATAACTAACTATTTAAAACCAAAGAAGTTTTCTTATTATAACAAGATCTTTTTATTATCACTTAGGGGAATCGGCGCCGAATGCTAGCGCTGCCCAGTTTCCAGCAGATTCTGAAAAAAGTTCTTCTGGTGTAGAAGAGTTTACTATACGTGCTGCTTTGTCACCTGCAGCTGACGTAGGAAGAGACATTCCAGCAGGACCTTGCCTCTCTGCACCAACTTGCTCTTGAAGAGTAGTCATTGCAGTGTCAGCAAATATATCTGATAAGACAGGATCTGACGTTATCTGACTAGTTAGATGCTTTACTGTATTAGAAAAATTCGTATTTTTTACTTTATCTTCATTTCTTTTCCAGGAAACATTATCTAAAGATGAACCTCTTCTATTTGGCCTTTCTGTATGTCTTCTCTGTGCTGGCCTAATAGAATCTGTCCCCTCTGACATCATTCTCGTATCTTGAGAGATATCTGCAGATCCTGCACCCTCATGCAAAATTTCTAAAAGACACTCTTTTACAAGTGACTTAAGATGCGATTTTGTAAATTTCTGACTTGACAAGTTTCACCATTTAAGTATATCATTAAAAATTCTATCAATCTTGTCAGTGTTGGTAAAATGTCTATCAAGATCGCTCTTAGAGATTTTTCCTTCTCTAAGCATAAATGCTCCAGGTGTTGAAGGCTCACTAACCATATCGAAACATATTAATTGAAAGTCTTCTTGAACTATTTGAGAATTCCCCTCAGATCTAGTTGATCCAACACCTCTTGAAGATATTCCAAGTGTAACTCCTGCCTCAATAAGATTCTTAAGAATATTTCCATTTGGTGTATTAAGAATTTCAATTGTTCCTATCACATCATCTCCTTCAACCTTGGCCGAAGTTACAAGATGTGAAACATTCTTAAGTTCAACTACTGAACTGTCTGGGTGATCGCATTCTCCAAGAGCTCTTCTTTCCCTGATAAACTTCTGATAGTTGATTATTTCTCTTTCAAGTATTGATCTTGGATAAATTCTTCCATTCTGGTTTAAGGTGTCACATTTTTGCAAAACTCCGCTAAGGACAATCCTTCCCCCATTCACACCCATAGACTCTTTGATCGTTCTCTTGTTAACTGAAAGCGGGGTCCATTCTGTTAGAAGCTTTAAATTATTACTCATAATACCTCACTTATTTCTCTTTTAAGATTTATTAAAACTAAAAATCTTGATATTGATTCATCATCTATTTTTTCTAGATTCTCTCTGGTAATTTTTTTCTTAACTATATCTATCTTTTCAAGAATAGTGCTATTATCTGTCGATGACTTTAGATTTTCAAGATCTGCAATGGTCGAATCTTTAATATTACAAAGAACATCTCTTATTCTGTCATCCTTATCCTCTGTTAGTGAAAATACATACTCATTCAATACATGCTTCTGTAAATCACCCAGCTGGCCACTATACTTTTTACTAAGCTTCTCAGACATAATTTTTACAACAAGAGAATCAACATCTGTATTTTTAATATCACTTTCTCCCAAGATAGCATCATTCTTATCTTTATTAAGAAGCCATTCTGCGACCTTTGATTCAAATTGTATTGTTTTTGATAAGTTAGATAGATCTTTAAGTCGCCATTCATTTAAAAGAGTTTGAATAGTTGCATAAGTCTTGTATTCAGGAATTCTTCTATGATAAAATTTATCATCTCCTAGATTGTAATTTATATCTTTTATGAGTAAAGACTTTTCACTATTTAAAATATTAGCATCACATCTTCTTGCTGCTTGTTTTGCTTCAGTCAGTATAGCTGCGGCAACTGACGTATCACTCACAGTTGACTTTGCTAATGCATTAAAGAGTCTAAATTCTTTATAAATCTCTGTAGATTTTGCAAATCTATTTTCAATAATATCAAGTGCTTTTTGTGCAGATTTCCTGTCATTTCTTATTAGTGCACCTGATATATTCCTAAGAAGAAGCTCGTAAATAATCCCTACATTTCTTTTTTTATTGTGAGATTTTGCCATTTATATGTCCTTTCCCTGTAGATTGAATGCTGCAGAGTCTTTAGTACCTATACTCATTAAATATGTTATCATACGAATTATATCTCATCACTCTCTAAGATAATTTTATTTTGAATATTCTTTTTTAATCCAAGTGCCTTTATTGTAGATTTTATCTGAGCTGTCATTCTTGTTTGATGATCTAGTTTTCTATCAATAAATCCTTCTATAAAGTTATCATACTCAGATAGCTTTATTCCTCTAAGAGGATTTACATCATCTTTTGCTGCACTTCTATCTTGCTGCTTTTTGAGCTTCATTCCATCTGGATTATTTATAGAGTCAGACGGTTTATTACTATGCGTTACAAGACCTAGATGATCAACATTCGGCTCTCCTCTTCTTCTCCGCGGTGAATTCCACTTGACTTCCTTCTCAGCTGGTGTCTCTTCGCTTTCGTCACTTTCACTTTCTTGATCGTCTTCATCTGAAATGTCTTCATCTGAAATGTCTTCATTTAAAATGCTTGTGTATCTGTCAACGTTGCTCTGGGCTTTTATTGGAGCATCATCATCAGTTATTGACAATTCTGACCCAGATATTAGTCCCAGTCCAACAGAGTTTCTATTATCTCCCGATGTCTCAAGACCAGTATCTCCTGGCGGTATTTCCATTTCTGAGCCTAAATCATCCTCCCCCATATCTGGTCCGGGAAGCTTTGTAGATTCAACTTTAAGATCTTCGATCTTATCTTCGATTCTTTCTTGACCAATCGTGTCTATATCATCATCAGTCATATTAAATAAAGTTTTTCTAATCCAGTCTTTACTAACAAGACCCTCGACACCCATTGCTGATGTTGCTATTTCAAATCTAGTCCTATACAATTCTAGCTTTTGCTGTTGAGCTATTGTAGAGGGATTTGACAACTGTAAGGAGAAATCTAGAAGATCCTCACCTTCAAATCCGTTGCAGTATAGATGAATTATTGCCATCTTATTAAGCTCAGATACAACAGTCCTCTGTATTCTTGCAATCGTTCTAGAGAATCTTATATCTTCCTGAGATAATGTTGCCTTAGCTCCGAGCCCTTCATCATATCCAAGATATGCTTTTGGAATTTTAAGAGCTGCAAATAGCTTCTTTTGAATATACTCAACATCTTCTATTGCAGTTGCATTTGCACCTCCTGCTAGCGTATCTATCTTTGTTCCTGACTCTGAGCCTCTAACTGGCAAATAGTAATCTTCATCTACACTAAGGGGATTATATCTTAAATCTACCCTACCCGTGTTTTTATCAACTATTTGTGCTTTTTTAAGCGTTGATTGTACCTGCTCCATATAGTTTGCTATATCTTCAGGTGGTACATTTCCAACATCTACATAAAAAACTCTTCTCTCTGGAGACCTAACGACCCTATATACTAGCATTGCATCTTCGACAAGAATTAACTGTCTCCAAATTCTTCTTGCTGCTTCCAGGACAGAAGATCCGTACGGAAGAAATGCATCGTTTCCTAGAACTCTCATATGACATACTTGCCAGTTTTCAAGAACTTGGTTTCCTTGAGTTACCCATCTGTATCTTACAGCAGAAGGATCCATAGGATCAAAACCCTCTTCTCGCTCAATCTCGTTTACTGGTATGGGATATGCACTCATAACACCATGTTCAGGAGACACATCATTAAAAAGAAAGAAGTCGCCATACTTGCACAAATTTCTTGCCCAAGCAGTTAAATTAAACTCTACATTTATAGTGTCATAAAACAACTCAGATAAAATTTTCTCTATAGAGGGGTTTTCAGAATATACATGAAGAACATTACCTCTCTCATCAGCTGCAACTGTCTCTTCAGCGTATATATCAAGTGCAGAGCTTATTTCAGGAGTGTATTCCATCTCAGAGAAATCTGAATATCTTGCCATTCTATCATACGTGCCATACGCACTCATTGCTGTATTGTAGACGTTGCTCTGATTCTTTCTAAAAAGCTCAAACGCAGATGTAGATTTCTGAGATGCCTCAAAGTCTCTAACCCGTCTTTTTATTACAGGACCACTTCTAAATAACTTTGTAAGTTTTCTAAATAGTCCTTCACCATTGTTTGCAGCCATTCTTATCTAACCTCTTGTACTGTATTTATTTTATTAGCCAGTCCCATTCCGACAACATCTTCTGCTTCGTATTCCACCCTGGAGACAGCGATTTCTTTCTAAAATCATCTGGTTGAGTCTTGGGATCTCTAGTTGTTGAGCTGTGTGGCCTTCCTTCAAGTATTGCACCAGGCATATCATCATACGAATTTCTTGTCATTTTCATAGCCTTAAGCATTTCTTCATTTAAAACTTTTGAATTTACACTATGATCTGAAGATCCGTCATATAACCACATTGCTATAGCAAAGCTCATTACTAGATCATCATTATATCCTTTCATGGCCTGTGCTTTTGCACCTTTCCAACTAAAAGTCTTAGTTTCCTCGTAAAATCTTGTAGAATATATCATAATCTGCTTATTTCTTAAAATTTCTTCAAGCTTTGTTAAAATAAGATTCCTTGTCTTTCCTGTTGTTGTAAACCCAGCAATAGATTTGTCAGTTGGAGGAACATATCCGCCAATATAAATTCCCTTTCTTTTCTTATAGTATAGGTTCGGATATTTTAGCTCTATTAGTTTTAAAACTGTTGCATACCCATAGCTGTTATTTTCTGGACATAAAAGAGCATTATTGTAATTTGTTCCAAATTCATGCAGAAGTTCTGCAAATCTATCTGGCGGAATCTTTCCTTTATATTCTGCAACACACTCGCCTTCTCCAACATCAACTATGTGAAATGTTGAAAAATCTTTTGAATCACCTCTTGAGACATCTGCAGTCATTATATATGTGTGCTCAGAAAGTGGATATTTCCATATCCACACATTCATATCACGCCCTGACCTATCAATAGGGGGTCTTGTACAGCTTCTAAGCCACTCTATATCTCTGCTTGATAGAAAGGTTTCGCCTGAAGATGCGAAGTCACAGAGGAACTCCTGGGATATCTGCCTGTCAGATAGATTTTTTGTCGTTAACTCAAACCATTCACTGTCTCTTTCTGGATGAACCTCCCAAGGTAACTTTATTGCTTTAAATTGATTCAATCCTGCTTCTGCTTCCGTGTAAAGAGTATAATACTGTCCGCCGACTCCGTTAGGAGTAGATAATACTATAACACGACCACCAGTTGAAATCGTAGGATACAGGCCAGTCCAGATTGTATCAAAATTTCTAACAAAAGCAGCCTCGTCAACAATTAAAAGAGAGAGTGCTTCAGACCTTCCTGCATCTTCTGATGTTGGAATTGCTTTTATAGAAGATCCATGACTAAATTTTATTAA